TGGGGGGGATTTATTAGTTGGTGCAACTGCACTTTCAGATGTTGGTTCGCTTACACAATCACACCTTTTAGAAGGTAATTCGGAATCAGCTGGTACTGGAGCAGTTGGAGTTTATAATAATAGTGGAACAGCAAATTGTCCTTCATTAGTTGTTTTAAATAGAGATGAAAGTACAGATTCAAGTAATAGATTTATTCAGTTTTATGCAAATGTTATTGGGGGAACAAATACTCCAATGGGTGGTATTGTTGGAAATGGAGCATCTAATGTTCAGTTTGCAGCTTTATCTGATATTAGAGAAAAAGAAAACATAAAAACAATAGAAAGTTCTTTAAATAAAATTAGCAAACTTAATCCTGTTGAATTTGACTGGAAAAAATCAGGAGAACATATTAACGCAGGTTTTATTGCACAAGAAGTTGAAGAAGTATTCCCTGAATATGTTATAGAAAATATATCTAATGAAGGAGAAGAAGAACGCAAAGGATTAACAGGTGGAATGACATCAGGAATTGTTGCTCATTTAGTTAAGTCAATACAAGAACTAAAAGCAGAGATAGAAAGTTTAAAACAACAGATAAATAATTAGTATATTTGTAATATAACTATAAATTTAATAAAATGTCAAAAATTAGTAAAGAAGAATTAGAATCATTGTTAGAATCAGAAAAGAAGTTTTCTGCCATTAAACACGACTTAGGTACTTTAGAAGTACAGAAGCACGGTCTGTTACACGCTTATGCACAAGTGCAAGAAGAAAGTAACAAAGTAAAAAAAGAATTAGAAGATAAGTATGGTAAAATCAATATCAACTTAAAAGACGGTTCTTACGAGGAAATAAAAGAAGAAAAAGAATAACGCTATGGATTTTGCAGATATGAAGATATACCTTATAAACTCAATAGCTTTAATAGTATCATTAACTGAGGTTGAGGTATGGTTAAAAATTATACTTCTAATCTGCACGATAGTCTATACTATTCAAAAAACTAAGAAATTAAAATGAGCAAAGAATTAAGCGAAGACAGTAAATTTGAAATTAGTATAAAGACACTTATTGCTTTAGGGGTGGGATTATCCACCCTTATAGGAATGTGGTTTGCTATACAAGCAGACATAGAGGAAGCTAAGAAGCTCCCTGAACCTGAGATTTCAAGAACAGAATATGATTTAAAAGATAAGCTAATTAGAGAAACTATTATGAATACTGGTAAAAAGGTAGAGGAAAACTCAGAAGCGTTAAAGAAGATAGACGATAAGTTATTTGAAATAATTAGTAAATGAAAAAATTATTATGTGCGATATTTGTATTGGTTGCGGGCTTTGTATATAGTCAAGACGTAACAGTTCTGCAAATAAATGCAGAATGGAATAAAAAGAACAATTACGATTTAAGTGGCATTACTGGTGCTATTGTAAAGTTTAGTTATTTAAAAGACCAGCCTCAAGAAGTTCAGAATAAAATTATGTCTGTTCCTGTTATTGTTATTATCGATAAAACAGGTAGAGTAAGAATGCAATATATAGCTGATATATCTCTACAAATTAAAACCACTCATTTAGAGATACAAAATACAATAGATAGAATAAATAAAGAAAGATAAACACATTCTAACTAATGGACAGGATAAGCAAACATATATCGTACAAAGAAGCTACAAGAAGCACTACAGCACTTAGATTAGGCATAGATAATACTCCAAACGAGTATCAATTGCAAAATATGGAAATGGTAGCTAAGAATGTCTTTGAGCCATTAAGAGAAGCTGTAGATGCTCCTATTAAAATAAACTCATTTTTTAGATGTGAAGAACTTAATAAAGCTATTGGTGGAAGTAATAAAAGCCAACATTGTCAAGGGAGAGCTATTGATATTGATGATTTTAATGGTAACGTTAGTAATGCTTTTATGTATTATTATATTAAAGATAACTTGGATTTTGACCAACTTATTTGGGAGTTTGGTACAGACCATAATCCAGATTGGGTTCACGTCAGTTATGTAGACGCAGACTCTAATAGAAAGAGATGTTTAAAAGCTGTGAGAGAAAATGGTAAAACTAAATATATAGATATAACTAATTCTTAAACATAGTAGGTTTTTATATACTCTTAAACATAGTAGGTATGAAATATAGAATAGGATTTGGAGAAACATTTAGAACAGGACCTCTTCTTGGTTTTTCTATATATGACCCTACTGTAGAAAAAGATTATACTGAAATAAACATTTACTTGATTTTTTTAATGATACATATAACAATAGAATAATGGGAAAAATATTATCAAAACTATTTGGAGCAACAGGAACTAATATAGCAGAAAAGATTTCTGGTATAATAGACAAACATACTTTTAGTAAAGTAGAAAAAGCTCAATTTGAAAAAGAAATGGAACAAATTTGGATTGATGCTGAAGCTGATATACAAAAGAATGTTACTGAAAGATGGAAAGTAGATATGAATAGTGATTCTTGGTTAAGTAAAAATGTAAGACCATTAGTTCTTATCTTTTTAGTTGTATCAACTATACTTATGGTATTTATTGATGCAGGAGTTATTGAATTTGAAGTTAAGGCAAATTGGATAGATTTATTACAACTAGTATTAATTACAGTAATAGGTGCTTATTTTGGTGGAAGAAGTGCAGAAAAGTTTAAGAAGTAATGGCTAAAGCGATTGTAAATACATATAAGAGCAAATCTATTAAACGTAAGGGTATTCATGCTAAAAGCAAGATGAGTGCCTTAAAAAGCTCTAAAAACTATTTTAAGAAATATAAAGGACAAGGAAGATAGCTACTTCTTTATAAACATCTTTTGCGAAGCAAAATATAAAAACAAAGTATGTGGCCATTTAAGAACATACTTATCCTGTATACATAAAGAAACTTTTTTATTAATATATATAGAAATATAATACTTCTACTTCATTGCACAAACTTCTACTTTTTACTAAAAAAATATTTAATATTTCAATTAAGTTGGGAAAGTTACAGCTTTTTTTTGACAAAGTCAAGTAAATAAAAAAAAATAATTATTTTTTGTATTTATATAAAATATTATTATATTGCACTAATTATGGTTACATATTTAATAGACAAAATACTTAACTACAAAACTTATTCAGTAAGAAAAAAGATAGATGCGTTGTTAGAAATAGATGCAAATATCTATTGTAATTTAGGCACAGATTCTACTAAAGCAGAAAGAGCAGAAGCAAAGAAACAAAGTAGATACATATATAGAGCTATAAAAGAATTAGATAGAGATATGGGTCATAAGTTATTATATCACATGGATAAATAATGAATATAGATAATTGTGAAGGTTTAACGTATTTAACTTGGGATATGTTTGATAGCCCTGACCTTCCCAACTCTGGCTATAAATTTATGGAAAGAGAACCAGTTCTTATATTAGATAATTTAATACATAAATATAGAATAACTTTAAATATAATTTTAGGTTATACAAGTAAACCTTATGCAGATAAACTTAAATTAATAAGAGCTAATTCTCATAGAGTAGGAAAAGCTGTTAAAGTTAGATGCGTAGGGCCTAAAAAAAGATTAACTCTTGTCAAAGGATTAGTTGAGCAAGGGGTTCAAAGAATAGGTGTTAGTAATGAATATGTTTATTTTGATACTGATGACCTTAAAGAGAGAGCATTTTATATCTGGTAAAGATATAATTGTTTGTTTTGTTTAGAATTGTTGTGTGTTGATTAGGGTAGTTTCGGCTACCCTTTTCTGTTAAAGTAATGTTAAAAGTCTTTAATATTAAATAAACTCATTATATATTTGTTTAAAAATAAAACAATGGAAGAATTATTAAGATTTAAAGATTGCAGAATAGAAGCTTTAGTAAATGAGCTAAATAAAAGTAATCAAAGAATATCAGAGTTAGAAACTTTTATATTCGAGCTATGTGATAAGGATTGTCCTGAAGCATACAAACAAGTAGTAAAAACTGAATTATATGAAAACCGACGTTGTATTTGAAAGACCAACAGACTTGGAAATTAATTATTATGACCAGTTTGTCTTATTGTCTAGCATCGTTCTTAAACTTAAAGAAGGCAGAATAACGCAAAGACATATAGACACAATGATAAATCAGTTAAACGAATTAGCTTTTTATGTAAACGAATTACAATTAAAAGTTATGTATAGGTCCTCAGAATTAAATTATTATAAACACGCAGTAAACGAATTGACCACTGAGGTTGTATCTAAAAAATTTGTAGATATAAAATAAATTTGTATATTGCATTAAAACAAACAAGTATGTCAGAATTAAATTTTGAACAAAAGGTAATCGCAATTCAAACAGAATTGAAAGCACCTAAAAACCAATACAATAGTTTTGGTAAGTACAGATACAGAAGTCAAGAAGATATCTTGGAATCTGTTAAACCTTTATTGAAGAAGTATGAGTTATCTATAACTTTAACAGACACAATAAATGAAACGCCATCAGGAATTTGTTATGTAGAAGCAAGAGCTATATTACATGGTACAGATGGTAAGATTGAATCGGTAGCTCAAGCAGGTATTGATATTAATAAAAAAGGTATGGATATATCTCAATCGTTTGGCAGTTCTAGTTCTTATGCTAGAAAGTATGCTTTAAATGGTTTGCTATTAATTGATGATACTAAAGATGCTGATTCAACTAATACTCATGAAACTTCAAGTCTTAAATGGCTCAATGAAGGTACTCCTGAATTTAATCAAGCAATAGCTCATATTAAAAAAGGAGGGAACATAACAGATATAAAAAAGAAATTTAATATATCTAAAACTGTAGAATCTAAATTAACTAATATTAAATCTTAAATTATGGCAGGACTAATTTCAATGTCTTTAGATGTAAGTAAATTACCTAAAGAAAAATTTGTTAAAGGCAAAAAAGGAGTATACTATAACTTCACAGTAGCTATTAACGATGAAACTAAATATGGAAACAATGTTTCTATGTTTGATGCACAAACTGAAGAGGAAAGAAAGGCTGGAAAGCCTAAACATTATCTAGGAAACGGAAAGGTATTTTGGAATAATGGCTCAATAGTAAATGCAGAAAAAGAAGCTCAACCTACTGAAGTATCAGTAGAAAGCAACTTATTTTAATTTATAAGGGGGATTCATTTTCCCCCTTTTATTTTCACACACACACAATGACAATAAAAGACTATACAAATGAAGAACAACAGTATATGCAATATATCGAGGATAAAGCATATATTGACCCTAATAAACAAGTTGAATATCCTCCAGTAGCAATTAGTATGGGAAACTTTATGGCAGGAAGAGAAATATATCCAATACCAATAGGAACCTATGGTAACTTTTCTTTTGTTGCAGCTCCGCCTAAAAGCAAAAAGACTTTCTTTGTTAGTTTACTATCAGCAGTCTATTTAAAAGATAAACTTGATAGTCATGCAAAAGGAATGATTGGTCATAGAGACGGAAGATGTTTAGTACACTTTGATACAGAACAAGGTAGGTTTCATGCTCATAAAGTATTTAGAAGAGTTTTAGATATGACTGGAATGAGTGATGAATGCTATCATACTTTTGGATTAAGAACATTAAACAATAAAGATAGATTAAAGTTTATAGAATACTTTTTATATAATAAAGTACAAGATGCAGGATTAGTTGTAATAGATGGTATAGCTGATTTAGTTTCAGATGTAAATAACTTAGATGAATCTAACATGGTTATACAGAAGTTTATGCAATGGACTGAAGAATTAAACTGTCATATTATTACAGTAATACATAGTAACTATGGTACTGAAAAACCTACAGGACATTTAGGTTCTTATTTAGAAAAGAAAGCAGAGACACAAATACAATTAGAATTAAACACAGTAAACGAAGATATGGTTACAGTTAAGTGCAGAAGAAGTAGGGGGTTTCCATTTGAAAAGTTTAGTTTTAGAATAAACAGACAAGGTCATCCTGAAATAGTAGATGACTTATACGAAATAATAGAAGAAAGCAATATAGATGCAACTAAAACTTACGTTTAACATTAGGCCTGTTCCACATCAATCAGTCAGAATTGGCAGGAACAATATTGCTTATAAACCTAAGAAAGTAATTAATTATCAAGTTGCAATAAGAGCTTTAGCAATAGCACAATTACCTAAAGGATTTGAAATGATTCCAGCAGGTTCAGAAATAACAATAGAGAGATTAACTTATCAATTTAAGTATCTCAATTCAACACCAAAAAAAAGAAGAACAGGGAAAGTTCCAAAAATAACAAAACCAGATTTACATGACAATTTAAGCAAAGCATTCATTGATGCACTAGAAGGAATTGTGTTTGAACAGGACCAGAATATCGTAAAGATAAAAAACCTAGAAAAATACTATGATAATGAGGATTTAATAACTTTAATACTTAAGTACTAGAATGTTAGAATTGTTAGCTAAGAATCATCTGTTATGGGTTAAGATGGTTTATAATATGGGATGTCCTAAACATCTTTGCGAAGATATAGTGCAAGAGATGTATTTAAAGATAAATAGATTAGTAACTGATAAGAAAAAAATAATGTATGGAGATGACGATGTAAATAGATTTTACATCTATGTTACATTAAGAAATTTATATGCTGATTACAAGAAAGCTAAAAACAAATATACTTTTTTCAGTTATCTTGAAACAGATGATGTTGATACAATACATACAACAGAATATTTATACTCAAGTGCAGATGTCGAGAAAGAGGAAGCTTTTTATAAGATTACAATGAAGTTAGCTAAGGAGATTAATTCTTGGCATACTTATGATGCTAAACTTTGTAATACTTATTATTTAGGAGATATGACTCTTAGGGAAATAGCAAATGGAGCAAACATTAGTTTGACTAGTATATTTAATTCTGTAAAGAATTATAAAGCTATACTTAAAAGCAAATTTATAGAAGATATAGAAGATTACTTAAATGGAGATTATCATTTGTTATGAAACAGTTTAAACCATTAAAAGGACAAAAACATAGTAGAGCAACAACAAAAGAGCAAAAGTCCAGAAAAGAACGACAAAAAGAATCTTTGTTAGAAAAGGAAAGAAAACCTAAGATAAAAAGAAATGGAGTTTTAATATCAAATAATAAATAATATAATTATGAAAGAACCAAAAGACAAAAGAACCAAAGCATACAAAGAATGGAAAAAGAACTTTGATGCAGAACAAGAAACAAAATCAAAAGGATTAGGAGATGACATTGAGAAAATTACAGAAGCAACTGGAATTAAGAAGTTGGTTAAATTTATAGCTGGAGAAGATTGTGGATGTAATGAAAGAAAAGAGCTATTAAATAAGGTGTTTAGACACAATAAGTTAGAATGTTTGACTGAAGAAGAGTATGATTATTTAACAGGATTCTTTGCTAAGAACAAGAATGTTTTAAATAATGAGGAGATTAAAAGACTTTATGAAATAAGCAACAGAATATTTAATAAAAAAAGCAAACCTTCAACTTGTTCTTCTTGTGTTAGAACAATAGTATTAAGGTTGAAAAAAATTATAGATGCTTACAAATAAGTCTCTTATAAGAAACTCTAAGCAAGTAAAGCAAGTTATTGATTTTACTGGCATACAGAATGGAAAAATACATCCTTCTGATATTGATGCTGTACTTGAATTTAATAACGATGCTTTAATATTAATTGAAGTAAAAAGAAAGGGAAACAGGATTCCCACTGGTCAAAGGTTATTATTAGAAAGAATAAGCGACTCTTGGCATAATCAAGAAAAAGCCATTGTGTTAAAAGTTGTTCATTCTTTTGAGGATGACACAAGAGACATTCCTTTAAATCAATGTATTGTAGAGGTGTGTTATTATAAAAGTAAATGGTCAGAAAAGACTGGTCCTTTACTTGAAGTATTAAATAAACTAGGAGAAGCATGGAACATAAAGAAGCTATCATTTTAAACTGGACCTGTTCTTCTTCTTATAACATTAATGTAAATTATATATATAATGACAGAGAGAAAGAAAATACCTATTTACTCAGGAGTATTGAATTACTTTCCTGACGCAATAAGAGAAGTGGCTAAATGTAGTTATGCAGGAAATTATCAGCATAATCCAGACAAGCCTTTACATTGGGATAGAAGTAAATCTGGAGATGAATTAGATGCCCTTGCTAGACATTTGCTTGAAGCTGGAACAATAGACTCAGATGGCATAAGACATTCAGCTAAAGTTGCTTGGAGAGCCTTAGCTAATCTACAGAAAGAGATTGAAAAAGAACATAAAATTTAACAAGTCTTTAACAACATTTAATTAACAAATGTGTATATTAGCTTAAAATATAAATTATGATAACAACATTTGATAACAAACAATGGGAGTATATAGACATCATAGAAAGAATGTATGATGATGAGTTTTACTACGGTTACTTGGGTTCTAACGCATTATCTTCTTCTTCAGCTAAGAAACTACTACAAAGTCCTAAAGCATACCTTAAATCGCTTAATGTGAATCAGGATGTTCAAGCGTTAAGAGATGGTAGACTTGTACATTTATCTGTACTTGAACCACATAAAATAAAAGACCTAAGGATAATCGATGGCTCTAAGGCCACCAAAACATTTAAAGAAGCTGTTATTGAAACGGGTTCGGCTAATGTTTATACAAGAAGTGAATTTGATAATGCTAACAGAATAGCTGATGCTGTTCTTAAATGTAGTGAAGTTACAAGTTTATTAAATGGAGCTGAGTTTGAAGTTCCTCAAGCAAAGATGATTGACGGCTTAGCTTTTAGAGGCAAAGCAGATATACTTAAAGACAATGTTATTATAGATTTAAAAACTACTTCAGATATAACTAAATTTAGATGGAGTGCAAAACATTTTTCTTATGACCTACAAGCCGCATTATATTTAAAAATGTTTGATGTGGATGAATTTATCTTTGTTGTAGTAGATAAAGATTCTAAAGATATAATGATATGTGATTGTTCAGATGAGTTTATAAATAATGGTTTAATTAAATTAGATAGAGCCATAGAACAGTATAAGTATTTCTTTCAAGATGAAATACCGAATCTGGACAATTATGTAATCCATGAAACATTATAAAGGAAAACAAATTAAAGAAGAATACTTTAATTTATCGATGTATGATTTAGAAGATGGAATGTCGATAAATGACCTTAGAAAATTATTAAAAGAATATGAAAGTCAAGAACTGTACTGGGAATGTTCGGGAATACAAAAAGCAATAGAACATATGAGCTTTATGCTTTTAACATTAATGAGTGATAAATTAAATAAACGAGAAATAAAATTAAATTATGCCAATACCAAAGAAAAGACCCCAAGAAAGTGAAGACGATTTTGTCAGCAGATGTATGACAGATGCCACAATGAAACAAGAGTATCCACTAAGAGAACAGCGATTAGCTGTATGTATTAATCAATTAAGAAAGAAATAATGAATTTAGTAAGAACATTACAGGCAAATGAAATCAAAGCCTATTTAGATAATTGTTTAGGAATAGATATAGGAATGAAAACAAGAAAAAGAAACTATGTATATGCAAGAGCTGTATACTTCAAGCTATGCAAGAAGCATACTAGAATGAGTTTATACGATATAGGTTCTACTCTTGGTATGGACCACTCTTCAGTGATTCATGCAATAAGTAATGTTTTTCCTTTAGCAATTAAATACGATAGTCATTTGCAAGATTTGTATTATGATTATAAATTCTCTCACAAACATGAGACTGAAAGTATATTTGAAAACTATTCAAGATTACTAAGAGAGAATGTAGAACTTAGAGGAGAAATAAAAGAAATAAAGAAAGAAAGTTTACTTGATAGAAGATTTCTTGATTTATACAATGAGATACCTGAAGCTAAGAAAGAAGAAGTTTATACTAAGTTAGATACTATAGTTAAAGTGGCTAAGATATTTCATGAGAAAGATATTTTACAATCTTAAAGCACAGAGCTGGTGTTTTGAAAAAGGCTATAAAATATATATTGTACCTTTAGATAATAAAGGAACTAAATGCAAAATTGGAATAGAGCTTGGAGATAAGAAAGCAATAACAAAAGAGATTTACTCTAAGAAAGAAGTAAGCAAAGAAATATGGAAACTATATACAAAATTATACGATAGATGGGAAGAGCAAAACAAAACTCAGCATACATAAAACCTAATGATGGTAGAAAGAATAATGGCAGAAAAAAGGGAGATAAGTATGGAAACAAGAAACAGTTGATTAAATCATCTTCACAATTAACACCAGCTAAGAAAGAGAGGATATCTGTTTATGCTTTAAATGCAATGAAAGATGTCTTTGGTAGTGAAGAAGAAGCTTGGAAAGCATTAGCAGAACAGGCCAAAGATTCATTTGCTCACATGAATTTGCTTTGGCAATATAGATATGGTAAACCTCAGGATGGTAATGAAAGTAATGCTAATAAGAAACTGAATGTCCCTGTAATTAATTTCTATGCTTCAGACAAACAAGTTAAAGAGCTAGACAATACAATAGATATAGAATCAGAAGAAGTAGACATGGATGAACTAAACAATGAATAATTTAAAACTAAACGATAAATACAGCCCCTTATTTACAGCAGATAGTAGATACTTTATATGTACTGGAGGTAGAGGTTCTGGTAAATCTTTTGGAGTAGCTGTATTCCTTTTATCATTAACTTACGAACAAGGGCATAAAGTT